ATCCATATTGACCCATTACTTATCTCCTTTTAATTCATTCATTGCGGCTAATAATTGATCTTTTTCTTCATCAGAAATAGTTAAAGAACCATCAGCTGATACAGTTGCCATAGCTCGTTGAGCTAAAGCTGCCATTTTAATTAAGATATCATCGTTTTTAACGCTAATTTCCATATATTCTTTAATTAAAGGAACTACTAAAGTAGCATCCCCAATATCAGAAATTAATGGTTTTAATTCGGAAATTAAAGCGTAAACTTGTTGGTCTTTTTTCTTTTGGTTATTGTAAATTTCCTCCAAAACATCGGAGAATTTTTTCTTACCAAAAATAATATTATCAAATTGTGACATAATATACGATATTAGTTTGTTATAAATATTAAAACTAAAAATTTGTATATCCGTGCTCTAAATAGAAGAAATAGTGTTGTTTAAAAATATCGTATAACTGATTAGCTATTTTAGTAATCTTAGGGGTTTTAACATCTACAATTTCACGGATATAAATGTAAAGGGCTTTTTTATTAAATATATCTAAATTCTCACGTTTACGAAACAATTCTAAAATTGCATCTGCTATTTGAGCATCATATTCTTTAGGGAATATTTTTGTTAAATTTTGACTACAGTGTTCTGTATATAAATCTATAAATTTAGATAAACGTTCATTTGGGGATGAATCATCAATTGTATATGAATGATTTTCATCTTCTTCTAAAGATTCAATTGGGGCAGTATCAATACGTTTTTTATAATTTTTCTGGTTTGATAAAATTAAATAACGTTTAGCAATAGTTCCAAAATATGAGTATGCTTTAGCCCCACGTTCTGGATTGAATAAATGGATTTTAGATAATAAAAATGTTATTACCTCATGTTGTAAATCTTCAATATTATCAACTTCGGTATAGTAAAATTTAAAAGTATGGATAATGTTTTCGGTAAGTTTGAAAAAGCCATAATGAATTTTATCATTATAAATTCTACTCCTTAATTCAGAATCAGGGGTGTTATTATACAGTACAATAGCATCCTCAGTTGCTTGAGTGAAGTATTGTACCCCCTTCTTTTTCTTCTTAACTACAACTTCTTCCATTATTTAATATTCTTAATAATGAAAGCGTTTAATATTGTTTGAATACTTTGAATTTGAGTAAAGAAAAATCCTACTTCATCATCGGATTTAAAACTGCCTTTAGCATCTACTTCCATCATCTTTTTTTCTGATTCCTCAATAACATCGGAAATCTTATTAAGATAAGACATATAACCTGCTAAAATATCCTCCTGTTTTTCGTTTTTACGTAGGAGATTAAAGGTCGTAAATCCAAAGGTTACGACCAATATTGAAAGAATTACAATTGTTAGTATCATAAGTTGTCTAATAAGTTTTTTAATCCTTCACTTTTTACACTACCTAATGCTTTTTGTTTAGCCGCAGCGGGTGTTGGATATTTTTTATTTGACTCTAATGTAAATTTTTTCTTTTGCTCCTCCACGTTTGAATTGAATTTAGGTAACCACTCCCTTTCAAATTCGATTCTTGCGGCCATAAAATCGGCCTGATGTACAATAAATGGAAGAGATGTACGTGGTTTTTGCTCGGGCATATAGGTTAATAAATATTTTTTATTACCTTCATCATATAAACCATCATGAGTCTGGATAGCTATCATTTCATTAAAGCTATATTGGATACCATGAGATTGAAGTAAGAATAAACCACGATCAGGAACAGAAGCAAATGGAACCTTAGTATTAAACATATAGTCTTCACCAAGTTTATTACGTCTCCATTCGTCTGTTTGAGGAACGTATGATTCCTCTTCCTCAGAACCCATTTTACCTAGGTCATGATTAAGAGCAGAAAATACTAGTTCTTCTTTAGTATAAGTAGATAAATCAGCACCCATCATACCCCACAATTCATGAAGATGAAGAGCACCTTTAATAACACGATTTACGTGATCTACGTAACCACCAGGAAAAGCATTATGATATTCTTTTTTATGAGCAGCAGGCATTAAAATAAGCCTATCCTCAAATTTTTCATAAAACTCAATTAATTTTTCCTTACGTGGGGATTGAATATGGTCTTCAATGTAACCAATTAATTCAACCCAATTAGATTGGATTTGTTCCGCTGTTAATTGCATAACTATTAGTATTGATTAATTTCTCCGGGACCTAATGGTTCCTGTTGAACGAATGCTTTAGTTTCTTGGATTAATTCTCTTACTTCTTGGAGTACCTCCTCAAATTGTTCTCTCGAACCTTGGCGACTTAGGATAAAATGCAATTTCTCAATCCCACCCTCGGCTCGTTCCAACCGTCTCATCATTATTTCTCTATTCTTCATATTTTCTTATTTTTCTAAACTCTCGTATCCCCAATATACAAATAGGAAATGGTGACGCCAAGCTTACTTTAAGATACTTTCAAGGAAATCTTGAATCTTTTTAAGATGCGCACATTTTTCGTATTCTTCCAATTCCTGGAAGTATAATATTACTACTTTAGTATATGTAAGTAATATTTCGTCTGCGTAATGTGTTAAAGCATTTTGATGTAGTGTCTCTTTAATATCGATTTTATTAATCCAATACCAAGCTCTATTATACATTATAAATTCACCGGCATTCTCTACATCGTTCATATCTAATTCACTGTCTAAGTCTTTAAATGAATTAAGTACTTTAGCGTTGAATACTTTATGATTATAAATAAGTTTTTTAAACATTCCAACCCAAAACATAGGGTGTTGTTTATAATCTTCTAATAGATAAGACATATCCTGATTATTACCAGAATCGTGTTTAGGATTTTCATCCTCATTAAATAATCCAAATATTTTATTTACATCCACGTGCATAAATATGCAATATAACCAATACTATAACGTTTATAATAACATTTTACATCCAGATCACGGAGTTGTGCGCTGGTTTGTCCAATATAACTATATACAAAGAGCCGACTAATGTCGGCTCTCTATAAAATATTTAATGTTTAATTACTTAATATCGCTAGATTCAATAAGAGTATAAGTAAATGATTTACCATGAATAGCAGCTGATTTATGAGCTAATACCATAAATGCATCAAAGTCAGCAGACTTTTTAAATACTTGACATCCCTCAGACCAGTTTTCTACGTAAGTAGAATCTGCACCTGCTTTGTGAATATTAATACCAAATATACCTTCTTGGATTTTAGACTCATCATAAGTCATATCCTTATTAGCATCACGATATACTTTAACGGGTTTTTGTTGTTTTAAAGCTTCGTATTTTCCTTGGTGTAAACCTAAAGTATGTGAACCTCTGTATTGACCTTCAACTAATCTTGCTACACCAGCAGCATTATGAAATTCTTTAACACCTTTAGTTCCTGGATCAGTAGTACAAGACCATTGGTGAAATTTCCATACACCACCTTCTTTATAAGATAAAGTCATTGTATCATCAAATACGTTTGTAACTTTATTTCCTGTTGCAGAGTTTCTAACTCCAACAATGTTTAAGTCGAAGTCTTTAGCGCCTTCAAACCATACATACCCTTTGCCTTTAACGGCACCTTCAATTTGTTCTCTTGTGTAAGCCATAATAATTATTCTTCTATGTTATCTTTATCTTCTTCGTGTTTGTCTTTTTTGTTCATAAATTTATCAACCGAAGCGATACCAAATGAACCTAAAATGATTACCATAAATCCATCAAAAATGAATTGGTTAAGTACTAAAGCGGTACCCATGTAACCTGTAACTAGGTCTACAATAAGGGCAACTACTAGCATAAAGAATGCAATAAATCCTACAACGGATTTTTCATTGATTGTGTTGTTGTCATCGAATAATGACTTAAAAAATTGTTTCATGTTTGTTTGTTTTTAGTTTTTTTAATTTAACAAACACAACTGATTAAACGGAACGTTTATTGATAAATATTAAAGGGATTTTAAAGCACTCTTTAGAGAAGTCTGTAGTGCTTTTGAAAATGCTTTTTTATTTAAAGGTACTTCTCCACCTTCTACGTTTAAAAACATAGCAAACACAAATGTTTTTTTAACACCTGTTCCTTTATATGCTTTGCCGTCTTTTATAATTTCGGTTTCAATAATATAATCTTTTTTTAACCATTGAATACCCATTATATTTACAATTTCTTGAGGTGATTCAATTTTAGTAATAGCAACATCTATTTTTACATCTCCAGAATCACACAAGACAATACCTTTATTAGATAAAATTTCTTCTACTTCTTCTTTAACACCGAAAGTAATATTTCTATCCCCAACAGTTTGGATTTTAGTTTGATTAGTAGGTGTTGCTACATATGTGCAACTTGGTCCTGATAAGGACATAATAATTGGAGTAATAATTTCTAATAACATATCAATAAATATTAATAAGATACAGCACCTGAATATCCAGGAGCAATAAGATAATAATTTAAAACACCACCAGAAGTTAATGTAGAGGTTGTAATTGATGAAACACCAGGATAAGTAGCTCTAACATTAATTGATGTAGCTTTAATAGCATTATATTCGGATGTTGTAAATAATTTAACGTTATCAATACCTTTCCAATCTGTAAATCTCCCCGATTTTTTTGCAAATAAATAATATTCATCAGCTATATTTAATTTATTATCATTATTTAAATCAAACATATAATATGAAAGACCATTAATTGTAGTTTTACCTAATATTATATTAGCAATAGCTAAACCATCATTATTTGTTAAAGATTGAGTAACTGAAGGTACATCTATTTGTATATAATATTCTTTAGAAGGATCATAAGTTTCAGAGATAGAATAATAACCCGAAGAGTTAGTATAGATAGTTTTATAGAGTGCCCAAGAAGAAGTAGTAACAATATAATCAAATTCTATAACATAAGGTAATGAACTTGCATTATTTAAATCATTCCATTTACCACCACCTACAAACTGAACATAGTCTTCATTTCCTGAATTATTAGGTTCTCCACCATTCCAAGAAGAATATGAATAAGTTTCTCCTGTTACCCATCTCCAAGTCCCCTCAGTTACTTCATCTGTTAATCCAATCCATCCTGAAGGCCATAAATTAAATAAAAAACTATTTTCACCTGAACTTGTAACTGTTACTAAATAACCACCCATAGAAGTACAGTTAGATCTAGCAGTAGTCCATGTAGCACTTCCTGTAGAACGATAATAAGAATGTCCGTTATAATTGTTTTGTGAAGTAAAACCGGTAATTGTAGAATTTGTTCTTCTATATAATTTTATAGGAACATTATTAGCACCAGATCCATTTGCATTGTAAATATATCCACTATAAGTAAATTGAGCAAATAAATCAGTTGTAAGAAATAATAATATAATAAATAGCCACCTCATAATATCATTTTAGCCCCCATTAATACTTGATAGTTAACTACATTTTGACCAGCCATATATGTAGTACCTCCTGTTAATCCCATACCAAACGTTTTTGTTAGTCTATAATTAAAGTTAAAGAACGGTACGATGATTGGTGTGGATTTAAACCAGTCTGTTGTATAATACTTTGTAAATGGCGAATATACGCAAGCCATAATCACTGTAGCATCCAATTTTTTAGCTAATTTACCTTTATACATAAAACCACTTATAGCTAATCCGGTTGCAAGTTCTTCACCAAATAATCTACCATAAGAACCAGCAGCACCATATATTAAAGTTAATTTATTTAAACTATTAACACGAATAAACATGGTTGTATTTGAAGCTGATCCAGGCATTAATGAAAAACCACTTGTAAGAAGATTAATACCTTTATTTCCATTTTCGGTAGTACTAATCCAAGATTTCATTATAGTAATATTTCCAATTTTAGCATTAATCATATAATCAGCCGATACACCTAAAGAGGCAGTACCATCACCTTTTACTCTAGTATATGAAAATGTACCTCTAGCATCATTTGTTTTATCTTCTGTTTTTTGAAGACCTACAATATCACCAGTTACTAGGATTGCTGGTTTTTGTGTTTCTGCTTTAGCTTTTGAGGTTGATTTAGCAGTATTTGACGAGGATGTTTTTTGAGCATCCGTTTTGGCTTCTGCAACTTCTTCTGATGTTGGGGGTGTTTCTTCTTCTTTAGTTCCTCCAGATCCACCTTCTGCATTTCCATCATTTCCTGAGGTATTTTCATTAGTGTTTCCATTACTGCTATTATTGATAGAGCCACCATTCCCGGAGCTACTAGAAGTATTATTACTATTTCCATTTGTATTTGTTCCTAAGTTTGTATTACCTCCTACATTAGTTCCAACACTTCCAATTGATGAAAGACTAGTAATTGAACCTAAGTTTAGTACTGAATTAACAATATTTGTTGTTAAATTTGTTGTAGATGTTGTAGTTGTAGATGTTAATAATCCTTGACAAGGTTGACTTGCAAATTGAGAATATACACCATTAAGCCAAGTTTCAAAAACACCATTTTGCATATCAGTATATGTAAATGCTTTTGTTTGACCATAATATGCTACAACAATAGGAGCAGACATATCGTACATAATGATTTTAGTTTCACGTGTACAAGGGTCTATATAAGAGTACATGAAGGATTGCCCATGTAAGGACAATCCTCCAAGTAAAAAGAATATTAATATTTTAATTTTTAAAGACACCGTTCTTAATAAGGTTTTCGATTACTTTAGTTGTTGCTGTTTCTAAAGATTTACGAGTTGCCTTACCAACCGTGCTTTGAGAGAATTTCATTCCGTCTAATGATTTTAAGAAAGATTCACCTGTTTTAGTAGCTTCACCTTCACCCGAACCAATATAAATTTGTCCAGTTTTAGCGTCTACAAATCTTACTTGAAGGCGAATAAATGTTGTAACCACAACTTTACCTTTTGCACCTGCAATTGACTCATCTTCATCAACAGCAAAATCGGCCACAGTAACATAAACAAAGTAACGAGCAGCTTTAATTTTGCCTTTGCCATCAATCGGTTCTTCAAATACTCCTTTTTTAGAAGCTTTGAATTGTGTAACCATTCTTTCTTTAATTTCCGCTTTTTCTTCGGTAAATATAAATCTATTAGTTTCATCTAAATAATCAAGCACTGATTCAGCAAACCCTAATCCAACTCCTTTTTCCTGGAGATCAGGATAAAGAGCTAAAACTTTAGTCATGTCAACGTTAATTACTTGAACAGCATATTTTAAGCTGTCTGTATAATTTGAAACTGTTGATATACTTTTAGTTTCAATTACTTCTTTATCAGTTGTAGTTTTCATTGAACCACAACCCACAATAAAGGGGATTAATAATAACCAAATAAATTTATTTACCATGGTTCTTCTTCTTTAGCAGGTTCAGCTTTAGCTGGTTTTTCAACTACTTTTTCTTTGATGATTGTGTTTGTACCACCACCTTGTTTAACTTGCTGTTTGTTTTCTTGGTTTTGCTGAACGTTAATAATAACAGGAGCAGGAGCAGCAGCATTAGTTGCTGGAGCAGCTTGTTCTGTTTTTACTTCTTCTTTAGCTTCTTTTTCACCACCACCTAAGTGAGTTGCAAAATACGCTCCACCTGCAGTTACTGCTGTAGTTATAGCACCGATGATTGCTTTTTTAATATCGGACATACCGCTTTCTTTGTTTTCTTCTGACATTTTATTTATTAATTAAGATTTTACTTGTGGCAAAAGTACCATTATTATTAATTGTTGTATAATAAAAACCAGCAGGTAATGTTACTTTAACTGAGTATACATATTGTCCTTTAGGCATATTTTGCTCAAAAATTTGAGCAACTTTTTGTCCTTGAGCATTAAAAATAGATAATTCTGTTTTTCCCTCATTAACTAAATTAAAAGCAACACTCATATTACCATCATTTGGATTAGGAATAGCTTTTAACTCAAATACATTTGGATTAAATTGTGGTTTATAAGATATTCTTTTTACTTCTATAATACCCATAGCAGGAGTAATATTCATATCTTTAGAAACGTTATCACCCACATATTTTTCACCTGTCCACAATGCAGCTGATGCCCATTCTGATTGAGGTTTTTTAGCTATAAATTGTAAAGCAAATACTTGTTCACCATCATTTAATAAATTTAAATTTGTAATATCAAATCCACCCCATGAAATAATACCATTTGAAGGGTTTGAATATGAAATCCACTTCATTGCTTTTTCTGAGTTTAATGATTTTTTAAATTCAAGTAATGAAGTATCATATTTTAAATCTAATTGTAATGCACCTAATTGTCTACCATTTGTAAGTACTTTAACAGGAATATTTATTAAATTACCTTCATCAACTGATATTTTGGGCATATTAATTTCAACAGTTTCAGTTACATTATCATATTCAACTGTATTATCAATTATATATTTACTTGCATTAGCTGGATTTATAATTTTAATAGGAGTTAAACGAGCCATTTTAAAGCCCGTGTTGTTGGCGTCCCCTTTAACTGCAACGTAGTAGGTGATAGAGTCCTTACCGTTGACGTAGTAGGTGAAGTTTGTAGTTCCTGCGATGGTAGAAGTTTTGTTGGAAGAGGATCCGTTGATGGTTCCATACTCAGAAGTCGTAAAGAATAACACATCTTTAACTGAGTTCTGCCATTTGGTGAATCTTCCTGCAAGTCTTCCGTAGACCGAATAAACGTCCGCAATCGAGATGTTTCCATCTGTTCCGTTAACGTCCATCGTGTAGAAGTCAAATCCAGTTGGAGTGTACGAAGCTAGCATTACCTGGTTGATCTTTTGTGCATCTGCTGTAGAGTAGACGGATCCAGGTGTCATTGTATCCCCCTTAACCACTATTCTTACATCCCAGTAAGTTGTGTCTAGGAACTTTTTAAATACAACGTGTCCGTTGGTGTT